TGACGCTTTCAATGCAGGCAATCTTGTAACAGCTTTCTATGATGCTGCTGCTGCCTTAGATGAAAAAGGAGTCAGTTCCTCAGGTAGATGTGCGGTTCTTAACCCACGTCAGTACTACGCACTTATAACCGATGTAGCATCTAACGGTCTAGTTAATAGAGACGTTCAAGGATCTGCATTACAAGGTGGTAATGGTGTTGTAGAGATAGCTGGTATCCACATTTACAAGTCAATGAACATTCCTTTCCTTGGCAAGTATGGTACAGCTTTCGGTGGAACAACAGGTAAAACTGCTCCATCAAACTTAGGATCTCATGTTGGTCCTACATTGGAAAACGCATCAGGTGCAACCTCTGGAATTAACAATGACTATGGTACTGCTTCAGAAGTAGCTGCTAAGTCATGTGGTTTAATTTTCCAGAAGGAAGCTGCTGGTGTTGTTGAAGCAATAGGTCCTCAAGTCCAAGTGACTTCAGGGGATGTGTCTGTTGTTTACCAAGGTGATGTCATCCTCGGAAGACTAGCTATGGGAGCAGACTACTTAAATCCTGCTGCTGCAGTAGAACTTTATGTTGGTGCATCAGCTCCTTCTGCGTTCTAATTTATACACTTTATACGGGACCTTCGGGTCCCTTTTTTTTATGGCTACTTCAACTATTGCAATCGATACAGAACTATCCGCAGTCAATTCTATCTTGGGTGCCATAGGTCAATCTCCTTTGACAACTTTAAATTTCACTAACCCAGAGACAGCATTTATTTACAACATTTTTCAAGAAGTTATTAAAGATGTTTTAAATGAAGGATGGCATTTTAATACAGAGGAACATGTAAAAGTTTCTCCAGAAACAACAACTGGTTATATACCTATCCCAACTAGCTACTTACGTTACGACGTACATGAAGGTTCAGTTGATAGAAACATGGATGTTGTTAGAAGAAATGGCAGACTTTATGACAAGGTACATCACACAGATGTTTTTACTAAAGATCTATTTTTAGATGTTGTTTACTTATATACCTTTACCGATATCCCTTCAGTCTTCCAAAGATACATTATTGCTAAAGCTTCTACTAGAGCTGCTACTCAGTTAGTTGCAAACAGTGAATTAGTAAAACTTTTACAAGGGCAAGAAGGTTTAACTCGTGCTGCTGTAATCGAATACGAATGTAATCAAGGTGATCATTCTTACTTCGGGTGGCCGCATGATTCAGCTTATAGATCTTATCAACCATACAATTCCTTAATTAGATAATGGCAAGTGTTACTCAACTTATACCGACATTAACGGGAGGTATCTCTCAACAAGCAGACGAACTTAAAGTCCCGGGACAACTTAATGTCGCAGACAATGTATTACCTGACATAACACATGGTTTGATGAAACGTCCCGGTGGAAAATTAGTAGCATCTTTTAGTGATGGAACCAATAACTCAGTTACACAGGGTAGATGGTTTCACTATTACCGAGATGAGAATGAACAATACATAGGACAAGTAAGTAGAACTGGTGATATCAATATGTGGAAGTGTAGTGATGGTTCAGAAATGACTGTCAATTATGACTCAGCTACATCATCAGCTTTAACTTCATATCTCACACATAGTAATGACGAAGATATACAAACACTTACTGTTAATGATTTTACCTTCTTAACTAATAGAGCAAAAACAGTAGCAATGGATTCTACTGTTGAGCCAGTTAGACCTCCAGAAGTTTATTTAGAATTAGATCAAATTAAATATGCTAGTCAGTATTCTTTAAACTTATTTGATAATACAAACTTTCAATCAATTTCTACAGCTACAAGAATAAGTGTAGAAATGGTGAGATCTAGTAATAACTATTGCAATACTGATGGAACAATAGCCAGTCATACAGCCAGAGTTAACAACGTTACTAGATGTGATGCTTCCACAGCTTCACCTAATGATGATGACGTAGCTCCAAACGTTGGAACTAGAATATTTGAAATAAATAGTGGAGGAACTTTAGTTGATAATGATGCAGTATCTACCCTTGGTGGATCTGACTTTTCATATCAAGTAAATATCTATAATCAAGCTGGTGCTTCAGGTCAAACTGGTAGATCAAATCTATATTTTAGACTCACTACCACAGGGCAATCTACGCCCGTTGGGAGTGGATCAAACGTTGAGTATAGAACTAGATACTCCACAACAAACGACCTCCTTTATGGGGGCGAGGGGTGGCAAACAGGAGATCATGTATATGTTTATATGAAAGATGGTTACTACAAAGTAACTGTTGAGGAAACAAGTACTGCGAGCGTACAAGCAAACCTTGGTTTAATAAGACCTACACCTACCTCTTTTGATACTAAAACAACCGTAACTGGAGAATCCATTTTAGGAACTTTAAGAACTGACATTATCGCAACAGGTAATTTTACAAGTTCTAATGTACAGATTATTGGTAATGGAATTTATATAACTAGGTCTTCTGGCAGTTTTAATATGTCAGCTCCTAACTCACAACTAATGAATGTTGTATCTGGAAGCGTACTTACTGTCGAAGATTTACCTAAACAATGTAAACATGGCATGGTTATTAAAGTAGCCAATAGTGAATCAGAAAATGATGATTATTTTGTAAAGTTTTTTGGAAATAATGATAGAGATGGTAATGGAGTTTGGGAAGAATGTGCAAAACCCGGAGTACAGATAAGGTATGACAAAGCAACAATGCCAGTTAAGTTAGTCCGTACTAACGCAACCACTTTTACTTTGTCGCAAGTTACTTATGAAGATGCAAATGTAGGAGATACAGACGCTATAAATGGTACTAATCCAAGAGCTTCATTTGTTGGTAATAAAATCAATAAAATGATTTTCTTCAGGAATAGGTTATGTATGTTGTCTGATGAGAATGTCATCATGTCCCGTCCCGGGAACTTCTTTAACTTCTGGGCTAAGACTGCTACTACTTTCTCAAACGTAGACGTTATTGATCTTTCTGTTAGTTCTGAATATCCAGCTATTGTCTATGATGCAATACAGATCAATGCAGGATTACTTTTATTTACTAAAAATCAGCAATTTATGTTGACTACTGATAGTGATATTTTAAATCCTAGTACAGCTAAAATAAATGCTTTAGCATCTTATAACTTTAATCATAAAACTAATCCAATATCATTAGGAACTACCATTGGTTTTCTAGATAATGCTAATAAATACAGTAGATTTTTTGAGATGTCACGACTTCTTCGAGAAGGTGAACCTACTGTTGTTGAGCAAAGTAAAGTAGTATCTCAGCTATTTGCAAAAGATTTAAAACTGGTATCTAACTCAAGAGAAAACAGTTTAATTTTCTTTAGTGAAGAAGATACATCAACTTTATATGGTTATAGATATTTCTCTTCAGGTAATGAAAGACCAATGGAAGCATGGTTTACATGGAATTTAACTGGAACTATTCGTTATCATTGTATGCTTGATGATGCTTTATATGTTGTTGTTAAAAATAATAATAAAGATCAGCTTTTAAGATACTCAGTCAAACTAGATGATCAAGGTCATTATGTGACTGACGGAGAAGACTATCCAATACATTTAGATCACAGCACCAGTGTCACTACTAATGCTAATGCTTTTAACTCTGCTACAAATAAAACTACTGTTGCCAAACCTACGGGATTTGAAAGTAGCAATACAATAGTTGCTTTTGATACTGATAGTGGAAACAACTTAGGAAGATATGCCATAGGAACTATTAATGGTTCTAACGTAGAGTTTGCTGGAAATTGGGCTAGTGAAACATTTGTAATTGGCTATCTATTTGAAATGAAGATTGAATTACCAACTCTTTATTATCAATATCCTTCAGGTGAAAATTGGAGATCAGATACAAGATCAGATTTAATAATACATAGAATTAAATTTAGCTTTGGTAATGTTGGAGTTTATTCAATAAATATTGATAGAAAAGGGAAACCTTCATATACAGAACAACGAGAAGTTAATAATGCAAACACAATGAATGCTAATACTTTGACTTTTTTAGATAGAAGTTTAGAGACCGTTCCTTGTTACGAGAGAAATAAAACATTAACAGTACAAGTTACATCAAGCCATCCATCTCCGGCGACTATTGTTTCATACAACTGGGAAGGAGATTACAACACTAAATCATATAAGCGTGTCTAAATACATTCACCCTGCAACATTGGAAGCTGCCACAAAGGTAGCTTCAAATTTGCTAGACGACGACCGTATGGAGATTACAGAGGGTCATGGACATGATCCTGAAAGTGCATTGATTGTAGGAATGAATAATTCAGAATCAGTTTACTTTGAGGTACCAAACGGTGACATAGCTGGAATGGCAGGCGTAAGTCCAGATGGAAAAATCTGGATGGTATGCACACCAGCTATTTATCAATACCCACATACATTTGCTAAAGAAGCAAAGCGTTACGTGGAAAGACAACCACATGAGTTGTTATGGAACATTGTTGAAAAAAGAAACAAAGTTCATATAAAACTACTCAGATTCCTAGGGTTCAAATTTCTAAGGGAATTAAAATACGGACCCAACCAATTATCCTTTATAGAGTTTTGCCGTGTTAGGAGCAATCTTCGGGGGTGCTAGTAAAATACTTGGCGGTATAGCTGCTAGTAATGCAGCCAAAGCCCGTAATAGAGCAGCTATAGAAAAATATGAAAGAGACAAAGAAATACGTAAGCGTAATCACTTTCAAAAGCTTTCTATATACTCTGCCAAAGTAAATAAGTATCACACCGACATAAATGAAAACGACCTAGCAGCTAACCGTGGGTACGCCCAAGCACAAGTTGCACTAGGTCAAGCACAATCAAATGCAGTTGCTAAAAGTGAAAGTAAATTTATTGAATTTGTAAATAAAAAATTAGGAAAAGGAAGAGCTAGTGGAGCTACTGGTAGAAGTGCTGGCCGATTAGAAATGATGGACTTTGCTGCATTTGGTAGAGGTCAAGCTGATTTAGCTTTTAAGTTAACTAGATCTGGAGAAGCATATTACAACCAAGTTGAAGCAATCAGAAATCAACAGAAATCAGCTCGTAATAAGTTATTTGGAAGTGTCATGTGGCAACCAGTCGCTGACCTACCTCCAATCGCACCACAAATGGAGAATACATCTATGCCAATAATACAAGGGTTCTTAGGAGCTGCTGCGGGATTTGCAGGTGCTGGAGAGACAAGTACTGGATTAGAGGATATTAGCGGGGGAAATGTCCTTGATGACCCAACACTATTTGGAGCTGGAGCAATGGACTACGATTCTGTCGCAACTGGTAATTATGGTCTATCTAACATTAGAGGATATTAATTATGGCTAACCCAGAATTTAACCCGATAAGATCGGAAGATTATGTAGCTCCTCTACAGGAGAGCTATAAAGAAATTAACGAAGGGATGAATAACTATTGGAATTCACGTACTGGTGAAGCCAATAGAAGAGCTGAAATAGCTGGTAAAGATTTATTGGCTATGGCTGATATGTCTTCAACTCTTGGTGATTATTTCACTAAGAAAGATGAAGAGAAGAGAGAAGCTGATAGAGCTAAAGGTTATATGTGGATGCAGGAGAATGGTGTCCTAACAAATAATGGTATTTCTTTTAAAGAAGCTGAAGCTAAAGCTCGAGAAGAGGGAAAAATAATAAACGAAGAGATTTATAACTGGGAGCAACAAGGAGGAGATATCTGGACTTCTGAAGCTTTTAGAGATATGAATGCTTCTGAAAAACTCGGAGCTGTAAATGCGTGGGCACAACAGAAAGCTGCTCATTACAATCCTAAGCAAGCGACAGAAGGTGCTACATCCTATGAAGATTACAATGCTGCTTTAACTAACTATAGATTTAATTTTTATAAACAGTTTGGTGATATTAATCCAGAAATTTTAGATGAGTATGTTTTTGGTACCGTCAGACAGACAGATCAGCGTAACTATGCTGAGTGGTATGCAGTCCGGGAACAGGAAATACAAACTGCTAGAAATGAAAAGTACGCTACAGAACTAGAGTCTTGCGTAAGAGGTGGTAATGGAACTTCCTGTATTTTTAACTATCAAGATAGTCAATCTATTCATGGTTGGAATAAAGGTAAATCTACCCGGGAAGGATTTAAAATTATTAAGGAGATGGCTAAGAATGGCAGTTTAGATGACGATCTTTGGGTTGAAATGCTTGCTGAAAATCCTGAGTTTGCACATGCAGGACGTAAAGATAAGGTTAAGTTTAATGAGGAGTTTTCCGAAGATATACTTGAAATAACTCAGATTATAGAACAGAAAGATATTGAGAATTTTAATACAAGTGAAACCAAGAAAAAGATAGCTAATTCTAGGGAGTACACCGATTTAATAAATTCTTTTGAGTGGACTGATTATGGTTTACATAAAGATCAAATGAAGCAGCTTAAAGATCTTAAAAAGAAACAACAAAGAAAACATGGTTTCTCTCATCCAAAGCTAGATGAAGCTATTAGAGGTTTCGGTCATAAAGAAAATTACTATAAAGAAAGAACTAAAGAATTAACCGAATCAATTCTTAGTGGAGAAGTGTGGACTACTGAAGAAGCTGAAGCACAGGGTTATGAGATGCCAGTCATTATGGATAAGAATGTACAGGACCTTATTAATAATGTAGCTAACGCAAGATATAACTACGATACTTATGCTGGCTACTTAGAGAACTTAGTTCTTTCAAAAGCTAAGGTTACTAACGATACTAAGAGTGATGAAGTTGCTCAGATCATTGATTACTTACAAAGTGAACTTAAAAAGAGTATGGTTGCTGCTGCTATTGCAGATCCAGACGATAAGAGTATTGGTAATACAATTTTCCAAACTATCAAGAATGACTTTGAAGCTGATATAACTAAGCCAAACTTAAAAGATTCTATCTTTTTCAAAGATGGTAAATGGAGTTCACCTCTATCAATGAACTCTGAACTGACTACAGTATTAGATGTTGAGAATAAAGATGTACTTCTTAAAGTAAACAAATTAGTTAAAAAAGGATTTAAAGAGTCAGTTATGACTGCTAATACATTCTTTTCTCCACAACAGTTAATGGATTATGGTGAAGACTTTAACAAAGGTCAATTTACAGTCCCAGCTAGAGCTAATCACATAGCTAGGATGTTTAACTACAAAGGACCAAATGGTGAATTACTTACTGGCTTAGATGTTATTAACTTCCAGCGAGAAGCTATAGATTTAGAACCATTAGAAAAACCTAATGTCCTATCTAATATTGAAAAGCTTGATGACTTATCTAAAGATGAACTTCTCTACAACAAAACTGATGCTTCAGTAAATAGAGTAGTTGGTAAAAATAAAGAGACTGTTAAAGAGTTAAATGAATCTATGATGCACCCTCTTATTAAAGAGTGGTTAACAGAGAATTCACATCAATCTCAGTTGAAACAAGGAAACAATATGTCTCTTGAGGGTTATTGGCAACAAGCTAGATTACTAGAAAATAAAATTAAAGAGAACTACGAAGGACCATTAAAGGTTCACAATGTAATTGAACAAGTTAAAAAAGATGTTGAAGCTTTATACAGTAAAGCAAATAGCAAAGGTAATGAGGACAGTCCACTAGCAGGAAAGTCCCAAGTAGATAAAACTCAATGGAGAAGAAATTTATATCTAGACAAACTTGTTGAAGCTTTAGGTCCAGAGAACGTTACACAATGGGTTGACGAACTTAAGATGAATGAATCAACTGATGAAACATATGGAGAAGGTGCTAGTGATTACAATGACATGGCAATTTCTATGGAGTTTCTAGGTGCATATAATTATGACTTTAATAATGTCCCATTAGATATAAACGGCAATTTCTTACCTTTTGATCAAAATAGATGGCTGCAATTAGGTTATAAAAATACAGGAAGTATTGAATTTTTAGAGCAATTAAAACGTCCAAGTTTTATACAAACAAATGAATGAAGAAAATGATGAGATAGTTTATCCAGAGGTTACTGACGAAGCGAAAGCATATCAACAAGATTTGATGTCAGGTTTTGACTTACGCGAAGGAATGCGTAATGACGAAATACCACAACCTTCTACGGAAGGGGGAACGGATACAACTACTCAAACAACTGACACCTCCATGGAGGGAGTCGAACAAGAAATAAAACCAGAGGAAGAAAAACCTACAACATACGGTGACAGTTTTAAAAAAGGTTGGCAGGAAACAAATAAATTTGATGCTAAAAATCCCTTAACTTGGAGTCAAATCCCATCTGCCGCCGGAGCTGGAATTACTGATTTTGGAATTGATTTAGTTAATAAAATTCCTAATGTAGCAATACCAAAGTTACCAAGATATGAAGACGAAACTCTTAACTTTGTTAGAGATGCGTCAGCATTTATTATTCCCCAGCTTTATCTTTCAAAATACTTTAAAGGTAAAGCAAACATGGCTCACTCTAAAGTTAAATGGAAATTAGGTGATGGAACCTTTGCTAGATTCTTTGGTCCTGCTGGTATTGATGCTGGAGTTGGTGTCTTTGTAGATTCTGTTAACTCCAGAAATGAAACAGATGATAACTTAGCTGGAACTTTAAAGAAGAGTTGGCCGAAGACATGGGGTTGGATACCAGAGAACATGGCAACCTTAGATAGTGATAGTCCAGATGTTAAACGTATTAAGAATATTAATGAAGGTATAGGTTTATCTTTTGCAAGTGATTTTATCTTAGGTGCAAATAAACTAATTAAATCAGTAAAAGGTGTTGATGAAGCAACAAAATGGATACCTAAAAGTGAAGAAGCTAGAAACTGGGTAAAAAGTCAGGAACTTAAATTTGGAAAATTCTCCGATAATGTTGGAGAGGATGCAATGATGGTTAATGACGCAAGACGTGTGGCAGAGCTAGATGATATTGGTAGATATAATTTAAGCCAAGGTGCTGATCAAACTAAACCTATTAAAGGTGTACATGATATATACGATGACTACGAAGTAGGTTACAGATCAGCCGATGAGACAGGATTGCTTGGAGCTGAGTTTGACTCCTATCGTATAGCTAATAATATTGATTCCGTTCATGGAAGAGTTGGAAGTATCTTTACTCCCGGAGCTATGAAGAATAGCTTAGATCTTGATGATTTAGGGATGAAAAAGCTTACTGCTATTAGTAAACGTATTAGAGAGGTCGATATAGATTTCAAAGGTACTAAAGGTCAATATATTAAAAAAGCTGATGTTGTAAAACATGGAGAAGATCTAGCAGCAGCTCTTTATGACTTCGATAATGTCGATCAAATGAAGAGAGTTTTAGATCAGAAATTCTTTAAAGGTATAGATGCTGATACACAAATTAGGACATTAAGTTCTGAGGGCGTTGTTGGAGTAGTAAAAGCTATAGGGAAGTATTTTGATGATTATCTAAATATGGATTTAGCTAAAGCTCAAGCTTACGTTCAGCAATCTTTATCTGGACAAGTTTCTGACATGGCTGAAGGTGCAAGATATATGAGCGGTACTGCTGCTGTTAAACAAGCTAAGGATAATATCCTAGATAGATTAGAGTATTTAATGAGAATGCAAGCCATGACGAAATACGTCAGAGGTAGATCATTATCTATGTTGAATTGGCAGCAAAAGATTGGAGCAATATTTAGTACTAAAGGAAAGAAAAACGAATTATTTGATGAAGCACTTACTGTTATAAATAAAGAAAAAGAAATTACAGCAGATCAACTTAAGCTAATAAAGGAAGATACACGCAGAACTATAAACCTTATAAAAGAATTAGATCAAACAAAACCACATATGCTCGAGCCACTAATGTTGGCTTACGAAACAGCAGATGGAAATGTAAAAACTATTTCTCAATTAAATAATTGGTTTAAAGGTTCTACCTCTGATTTCACCAGACTTATCTGGGATAAATCTCCAGAAATGCCATCAGTTTTAACACAAGCAATATGGGGTAATATCTACAACTCTGTTCTTTCAGCTTTTGGTACACCAATCAAAGCTGGTTTCTCGAACATGGTTTTAATGATTGAAAGACCTTTAGCAACTATGGCTGGAGCTATGGGTAATCCAGAACTAATGAGACGTGCTCAATATATGTACACAGTAGGAATGGTGGATACTCTCCAGCAAGCTACAAAACATATGAAGGTTGTATTTAGACAAGCTTGGAAAGATCCAAGTTCTGTTAACTACATTATGAGATCTGATATAGCAGTTAAGAACGATAGAACGATGAAAGCTTTACGCTCTTTTGCTGATGCAAAGATGCAAGAGGGATATGAGGGACCATCAATGATGCTTCATAGAATAGAAGCTTTAAATGATTTAGCTGAACATCCTGTTTTAAGATTTAGTGCTAATGCTATGACAGCGTTTGACGGATTTACTAGATCGTTTATAGGTTCAGTAGAAGCTCGTGGTAGAGCATACGATTTACTTAAGAAAGGTAAAGGTCCAGTAACTGAGAGACAGCTCAAGGCGATGAGTAAAGGTATATATGATGAGATGTTTGATGATACTGGGATGATTACTGACAAAGCTGTTACTAACGCAAGTAGAGAAATAGCTATGAACATGGATATGCCAGTTGTTGAAGGTATGAATGAACTAATTAGACATGCTCCAATTCTTAAGCCATTTATGATGTTTCCTCGTACAGCAGCAAACATGCTTGCGTACACAGGAAGTCATAACCCACTTGGTTTATTTGTTAGAGAATGGAATGATTTTAAATATGCTTTTGATGATCCAAGAACCAGTTCATCAAATGTAAGGAAACTATTAGCTGCAAAAGATGTTGATGTAAATAAAGTAGATATGCGAGCTGCATATGACACCATCAGAGCTGAAATAAAAGGAAGAAAAGCTATTGGTACTATTAGTGTTATGTCTGCTGTTGGAATGATGACTACTGGTCGTCTACACGGAAATGGACATTACGATAAAACTACACAGAGAGCTAGAAGAGAACTTAATTGGCAACCTAGAACTTATCAGGGTTGGGATGGTAAATGGTATAGCTATGATGGATTAGGAGCTATTAGTGATTGGATTGCTTTAACAGCAGATGTCATGGATAACTGGGATACTCTTGAAAACTTTAATGATGTAGAAATTTGGTTGAATAAAACTGGATTCTTATTAAGTGCAAACCTTACTAACAAAACTTTCTTAGCTGGACTAGAACCTATGTTTGATATCTTTGCAGGAAACCCTGCGGCTTTAGGTCGTTGGACTGCAAGTTTTGGTAGCGGACTTCTTCCCGGATCTGGTATAAGAAACGAATTAGGTAGATTAATGACACCTCAGTTAAAAGAGGTAGAACAAGAGTTCACACAGTTACTAGCTAATAGAAATGCTATATCTAAAGACATGCTCCCAGATAGATATGACTGGGTTGATGGTGGAATAGTTAGAGAACCTGAAGATTTCATGGGAAGACTTTGGAATACATATATGCCAGCTTTTAAATCAAGTGGACGTATAAGTAAAGAAAAACAATTCCTAATTGATATTGGTTTCGATGCTCGACCACAACTAAATACAAATGGAAAAGGGGTTGAGTATTCTCCTCAAGAACGATCAGCTATTACAAGTCTCATGGGTAAGGATGGTATCTTCAAACGTGAAGTAGCCAGAATTATGAAGACTCAAGCTGGTAGAGAGTTTATAAAACAAATTAAAGCAGCTAGAAATTCTGGTGCAGAAGTAGATAGAAAGTCATTTAATAGAGTGCATACAGAAATCACTAATGCTCTACGTAAAGCTCAAAAGATTGCTGCAAGTAGAATTAGTCAAAGAGGACAAATAGAGCAGAAAACCAGATATAACGAACAAATTGATGATGCCCATGAAAGAGGGGAAGTTGATGAAATTATAAGACTACAAAAACTTAGAAACCAATTATAAATCCACCCGCCAATTAACAAAACGTTTGTATTAACAAATGGCGACAACTGAACATTTTTATACGGGTAACAACTCTCAAGTTAGTTACCCTTTTACATTTCCATATTTATTGAATGCGGATGTCAAGGTAGAACTAGACAACGTACTAAAAACTGAAAATACAAGTGGTCAAACAAATAACGACTACTCCATATCAAATACAAACATTGTTTTCAATACTGCACCCGGTAGTGGAGTCAATGTACATATCTATAGAGATACTGATGTAGAAACAGTTAAAGCTGTTTATGCTGCTGGCTCCTCTATTAGGGCTGGTGATCTAAATGATAACCAGACACAACTTTTATATTCAGCTCAAGAAGCTCAAACACAGCTAACAAGAACAACAGATATAAAAGATGGTGCTGTAAATAGTGCCAAAATCGAAAACAATACAATTGTTAATGCTGACGTAAATGCTTCAGCAGCAATAGCCGGAACTAAAATCTCTCCAGACTTTGGTTCACAAAACATAGTTACAACTGGAACCGGTGCTACTGGTAACTTAGGAATAACAGGAAACATTACTGTTTCTGGAACTGTTGACGGAAGAGATGTAGCAGCAGACGGTACAAAATTAGATACCGTAGAAACTAATGCTAAAGATGACCAAACAGCAGCAGAAATAAGAACTCTTGTTGAAGCTGCTACCGACAGTAATGTCTTTACAGATGCAGATCATACAAAATTAAATGGTATTGAGACAGCAGCTACTGCCGATCAAACCGCAACAGAAATAAGGACACTTGTAGATAATGCTACCGATAGTAATGTATTTACTGATGCTGATCATACTAAGCTTGATGGCATAGAAACAGCAGCTACAGCAGACCAGACGGTAAGCGAAATTAAAACACTTATAGCTGGATCTCCTTTAGATGCTTCACACCTTGCAGCCAACTCAGTTACAACTTCTGAGATAGCAGATGCAGAGTTAACAACTCTGGCTTCTATGCAATCTGGAACTGCTTCTGTACTTGCTAGTGGAACAGCATTAACCTCAACAACAACTGAATTAAACCAATTAGATGGTAAGACTCTTGGAGAAACTTCTTTAACAACTAATAGTGATGTAGCTATTCCAACTTCTAAAGCTGTAGCTGATTTTGTCAGCGCAACAGTAGCACCTCTTGGTGGTCTAGAAGTTATAGCTAATGAGGTAAGTTTTCCAAATTCACAACCAGCAGCCGGTGTAGTTATATCTATA